ATGGTCTGTTTATACCCCAAAACAGCTCGATAAGTCATGATCAGGCTGGTTCAAGTCATGATTGATACACCATCGGCTGAAATCGTCTCAGATCGGCTCACATCGGTTTTTTTGCCGTCATCAGCTCCACGAATCCACTCACCGCTCAATGATTTGCCTTCACGCGGCTTTGAACTCATCGATTTCGCTGACCAAATCATTGATGGCGGCTTTATGCCGTGGCAAAAGTGGTTGGCCGAGCACTCGCTCAAGGTAAAGCCAGATGGTCGCTACCATCACCCGGTTACAGTCGCATCCGTAGCCCGGCAAAATGGAAAGAGCACTTACATGATGGCCCGGATCATGATGGGTCTGTTTCATTGGAAAGAATCGTTGCAAGTTTCATCAGCTCACAGATTGGTCACATCGCTGGAGCAATTTCGGGCCATTGTCCAGATCATTGAGGAAAACGCGGATTTGGCCAATCAGGTGCAGCGCATCCGTTGGCAACATGGAGCCGAGGAAATTCAAACCAAAGATGGTTGCAGATTTATTATCAAAGCTGGTGGATCGGCAGCGCGCGGATTGAGCAAACCCGAATCCGTACATCTTGATGAAATCCGTGAACTCCACGACATGGAGACTTTTGCCTCAATGCGATACACATTGATGGCCGCCAAGAATCCGCAAATCAGCTGTTTTTCCACGGCCGGTGATTCTCACTCAATTGTTCTCAACCAATTGCGCGAGCGCGGATTGGCTGCCGCAGCTGGTGGCACGGACAATGTTGGCTATTTTGAATGGTCGGCACCGACTGATGAGATTTCATTGGAAAATGCAGCTTTTGCCAATCCCGGACTCAACATAACAATTCACCCAGACAATATCCGAGCCGTTTTCAATGATCCTCCCGATGTTGTAATGACAGAGGTTTTGAATCGATGGGTTCAGACAATCTCAAGTGTGATTGGTGCCAAAGAATGGCAAGAGTGTGGTGATGAGTCGATTGACCTCGATGATGACAAGCTTACATGGATGGCCATTGATATTTCACCGGATCGCAAGCACGCGGCCCTCGTGGCCGCTCAAAAGCTTGGATCGGAGTCATTTATCGTGAAGCTGTTGCATACATGGGAAAACACAATCCAGCTTGATGATCGAGCCATTGCCAACGATGCTGCCGCGTATTGTCGAAAATATCCGATTGAGTATTTGCTTTACAGCCGCCGCACATCCGGAGCTGTTGCAGCGCGTATGCAGCCGGCCGGTATCCCAATCCACGACATGGACAGCGATTATCCGCAAGCTTGTGATGAGCTTTTGGGTGCAATCAATAGCGGCAGACTTAAACACCGGAATCAAACATCGCTGACAGAACAAATGCTTTCAGCTGTGCAATTGAGGCGCGGTGATGGCGGTTGGGTGATCGGTAGGCGTGCAAGCCAATCGGCTGTTTGTGCTGCCGTAGCATCTGCATTGGTGACACACTTTGCGACACGCCCAGAAACCGAAATCGACATTTTAGTGGGTTGATGCTTGACATTTTGAGAAAATGCGCCCATGGGATTATTTGATCGAAAGCGCACCATTGAAACAGTCGCGCCATCGCGCGGTGCTGACATCGCTGCACAGATCGGCCCGGCTCCAACACTTGATGCATTTTTTCCATTTGGTGGAGCTGATTATCTTGCAACCCGTGAAGAGGCCATGTCCGTACCGGCAATCGCTCGCGCACGAAACATGATTTGCAATTCGATTGCCACAATTCCTTTGGTCACTCGTGACAAAACCACGGGTCAAATCATTGATCAACCTGTTGTCATTTCTGATCCGGATAAACGAGTACCAGGAGCAGCATCGTGGGTTTGGGCGTGCGAGGATTTATTGTTTACAGGATTTTCATATTTTCAAATAATGGATTTGTTTGCTGATACAGGCCGCGTGCGGCAAATGTGGCGAGTTGCACCAAATCGTGTTGGCGTTTTCTTAAATTCAATTGGAACGCAGATTGAGTATTACACAGTCGATGGATCGCGTGTGCCGATGTCTGGTGTTGGCTCACTTGTTGTGTTTTATGGTAACGATGAAGGTTTATTGAATAGAGCTGGTCGCACAATTCGTGCTGGTGCAGAGCTTGAAAGAGCTGCCGCAATGTATGCACGCGAACCGGTACCATCAATGGTTTTGAAATCAAATGGCACAGCATTGCCAGCTGATCGCATTGCAAAATTGCTTGATGCATGGGGCGCAGCTCGTAGAAATCGCGGAACAGCGTTTCTCAATGCCGATGTTGAATTGACAACAGTTGGATTCACACCGGAGCAAATTGGCCTCAATGCTGCTCGCGAAATCATCGCAACCGAACTTGCACGAGCCGTGGGAATTCCGGCCTACTTTATTGATGCGCCGACTGGATCATCCATGACCTATCAAAACGCCCAAACGGCGCGTCAAACTCTTTTGGATTTCTCGCTGCTCCCGCTGATGAACAGCATATCCAGCCGCCTATCAATGCCGGATTTCACGCCATCAACACAGCGCGTGGAATTTGATTTGAAGGCTTACTTGCGCGGATCAGAAAAAGAGCGTGCAGAGATTTACAAGATTTTATTTGAAATCGGTGCGATCACCACCGATGAAATTAGACAAATGGAGGACATGATCTCATGAAGCTAACAACACCAATGCAAATTACGGCAGCCGATTCAGATGCACGCACAATTAGCGGTCGCATTGTTGCTTTCAATGAGCACGCAAATGCATCAACCGGCAAAGTTGTTTTTGCTCGTGGATCAATTCAGCCACAGGATGTTTTTCTTAACCTTGAGCATGACAATACTCGCAGGATTGGGAAAAGTATCGCCATGAGTGTGAACGATAAGGAAATGACGGCCACATTTAAAATCGCCAACACCACAGCTGGCACAGATGCATTGACAGAAGCCATGGAAGGTTTACGCGATGGATTCTCAATTGAGTTGGCCGTGGACAATTACGAAATGCAAAAGGATGGCACCATGAAGGTGCTCAATGGGCAGCTCACAGCTGTCGCGCTTGTAACAGAGCCAGCTGTGCGATCAGCTCGCGTGCAAGAAGTTGCCGCATCAGAGGATTCTGAAACTGAAACAGTTACAGAGACAACAAACCCAAATGAAGGAGACAAGATGGACAACACTACCGAACCAGTAGCTCCTGCCGTTGAACCGGTAGCAGCTCCAGAAGTCGCACCTGCATGATGAGGATTCACGCCAGTATGTAAAGGCAGCTGATAACACAACATCAACAGCACCCGGCATGATCCCAACACCACAAAGCACACAGGTGATCAATGCACTTGCAAATGCAGATCGTGGCACAATCGATGGCATCAGCAGAGAAACCTTAGTTGCGGAAGGCATGACATTTGAATTGCCTCGCGTAACGGCTGTTCCAACAGTTTTGCCAATTAATGAAAATGATGCAGTTACAGAATCATCACTATCAGCGACATTTTTGTCGGTTTCCGTACAGCCGTTTAAAGGCCGTGCAATCTCGACAGTAGAGCTCATTGATCGCAGCCGACCAGAGTACCTAACAGCTTTGCTACAGAATCTCGAATTTGCTTATGCAAAAGAGACTGATGAATATGCACTTGCAGCAATGCAAGCGGCCGTCACTACTGTGACAGCACAATCAGCAAATTCAGCAACCGGATTCCTTGGATATACATCAAAGGCAGCCGCAAATGTTTATGGCGCATCACTTGGATTTGCTCGCTCATTGATCGTTTCACCTACACAATGGGGAAACATTATGGGATACAACGACAATGGCACACCTCTTTACAATGCGGCACAACCTAGCAATCAGGCTGGAAATGTGAGAGGCGATTCATTGCGCGGTGTAGTTTCACCGGGTCTGAACCTTTATGTTTCACGCTCATTTGGTAACGCTGGTACAACAACAGCTGATGGCGATTCTTCAATGGTAGTCGTTAATCCAGACAGCTACACATGGTACGAATCTCCACGCTTTACGCTACGCAGCAATATCAACAGCGATGGAACAATTGACATCCTGTACTACGGCTAT